TTGCTGTTTAGCATGGACATTTCTAAAGGTACGCCTTCGTTATGTTCTACTAAAGGAAAATAATATCTTTTGATAATACGTTCCAATTTTTTAGTATCTGCACCTAAGGCATCTAACACTATATTATTAAATTCTTTATCTGTAATTAAATCTGCAAGCCAATAATGATATGGGTTTTCAGAATTGTATCTTCTTATTACTTCTCTAGATTCATAGTAAAGAGCTCGTATTGGATTCATTCCAGGCCTATATGAATTCATAATTTCTTTAAAATAAAAACTTTCATGTTCTGTTGACATATTTTTCATTACACGAGCATAGTCGTTTTTCATTGCCTTTTTAAGAGAATCTATATTTTCGCCGATCTTTTGGCGATACTCTTTAAATAGTCTTGTAAATATTTTTTGGTACTTTGGGGATAACTTTTCATAATAGATTTCTTGTATCTCGTCTATTTCAATAGCACCTTCTAGTAATGTATGTGGGATTGTTTTTGTACGTTGAAACTTGTCAAGTTCGGTTGTTATCCGCAAAATAACAAAATCGATAATTTCGCCTTTGCTCATGTCGAGTATTTATCAATTATTTATTTTTAGAATAGTATGCAGTTTTTCTGTTCCACCGTTTTTATAAAGTGTAACTTTTGCACCATTGTGTAAAGGTTTAGGCCATTGACCAATATCAACCCAGGCATATCCGGCACTCTCGCCATTTAGTTTAGGTGGTTGAAATTCTTTATCTACTACATATACAAAACTGTAATAGTAAAAGTTTTTATCTTTACTTTGATAGACATCAATAGGATTTAGTTTTTGTAGTTCTGGAACGAACCCGATTTCTTCGTCTAATTCTCTAGTTATACATTGATAAGGTGTTTCACCCTTTTCAATTATTCCTCCCCAAAAACCCCAAGTGTGATTAAATCGTTTGTTGCCTTCTCTTAATTGCAACATACATCTTCCTGTGTCTTTAGCAAGGAATACTACTCCTGCCGCTAATGTGTTCATCTTATAGTGCCAATCTCCAGAACCCTGGATTATATTCTCCTTCGTAACTACTTATCCATGCTCCGTTACTCCACTTGAATTGACTGGACGTAAATGTATTAATTATTTGCTGTTCGCTTTCATTGGCACTAGAGTCAAATACTACTGTCCACTTAGTACCGTTGTATTGTATAATATCATTAGCAGAAGCGTCTACGGCCCAATTAGGCATACCTACATCGTCTATGGACTCTGTAATCAAATATCTTTGATCTACTGCCGCCGCGGCCAAAGTTCCATCTCCTGGATATGATGCCCTTGGATCTATAATTTTATCTACTGCTGTTAATGTTGTTGATGGTAATGTTTCTGAATCTAAATTAAATATTAAAGATGTTTCACTTAATGGATTTGCTGTTACACTACCTATAACTTCATTTAATAAGTTATCACTATCCAATCCAATATTTAATTTTAGTAAACTTGTTGCAGTTAGTTCTCCAGCCATATCAATTAAGTCTGACCATTTTTGAGGCACTCCTGCCGCATTAACTAGTGTTGCACCACTACCTACAACTTGTACATAGTAATCACTAGGTGTAACAATAATTTCAGCAGTATCTTCTACATTACCAAAGAAGTCTGCATAGTCTTCACTGAAGCCTAAGTTTTCAACACTATCTGTAGAATGAATATCTGTAATGATACGTTGTATTATACTTTGTCTTTTAACTTTTGCTGGTGGACTTATCCAAATAGGTATTGCAAATGTAAGTGTAGAAATATCTATATTTTCATCTACTCCTGCAGGAATACCTCTACTACTCCATGCAATATCAGTAAGTTCAACTTCAAATACACTAGACCAATCTAGTGGATTATCATTACTTTGTAATTGAATACTAGGATTAAATAAAACAAACACTTGTTCTAAAACTTGTAATTTAGTGTCTGTGTTAGGTGTCCATAAATCTACTTGTAAAGTCATATTATATGGTACTGGCATATACCTTTGTGTTGTAAATAAATTGCCTTGTTCTGAAGTATATGTTCCTGTTTTGTTATCCCATTCTCTTTCTGCAACTTGATTAGTATCTACTAAAAAAGGTTCATGTGTTCTATCCCTTGCTGGTTGGATACTAGCAATATTTACACTTATAAACGGAGTACTATTAATAATATTTTCAGAATTATTACGCAAAATACTTGCTACCATTCTAGAAGCATCACCATACCTTGCAGGTACACGATTATATCTTATACCTTTCTTAGTATGTTCTTTAACTTTAAAATTTGAGAATATTCTTATGAGCTGAATAAGATAACGTTTTATCTGTTCATCATACCAATAGTCTAGATTTTTACCTGCCATATTAGTAGCCTTCCATCTCCATTTCTAATTCATCTATCTTGTTTGAAACATCACGAATTGCGTCTTCAAAAACTTCTTCTAGTTGATATATAGCAGACTCTAATTTATTCTTTGCTTTAAAAACTGCATTCTCATCATAACTATCTAATTCTAAACCATTCTCTTCTGCAAGTGTTCCTAATTTAGAAACTATTTCAACATGCATATCTGCATACTTTATAGTTTTAGTAATTTCTCTAGCAGAACTTAAAGCCATTTCTAAATCGAATTTTTTATCTTCTAATTTATTAATTACTTCTTTGTTCTCATGTAGTTTTTGTATTTCGCTAAATTTCATTTTAATTATCCGTCTTAGGCTTTAATACCTTACTTAGGTTTTGTCTTTCATTTATTGACTCACCGTCGTTTGTATTAGTTAAAGTATCATTATTTATAAATCCTTTTAATATTCTATTTGCCGCTGACCATACACCTCTACTATCGGTACCAACATTTAACCAACGTGTTCCAGATTTTTTAAATAGTCTATTAGGACTAAAGTCTGTTCTCAAGAAGTAATCACCATCTGATGTACCACTTGTTGGGAATGTTGCCCCACTTCCTACTAAACTAATTCCGTTTATAGGAGTTCCATCTCCAGCCGCAAAATCTAATGTAGGTGCTGGTTTGTTAGGAACAGATTCGTCAAAATATAAATGTGCAGTATTTCTAAAGTGTGCATCGAAAGGCACGTCTTTTTCTGCTTGTTCTAATATTTTATCATTAATATTAATTTCATTTGCATAGGTGCTTATTAAGTTTCTTAAATCTTCTTCCTCTTCACCAGTACCAAGTATATCTCTGTATTCTTGACTGTCTGTTATAGGACCTAATTTTACACGCCATAAATGAGGCCACCAACGTGGATCGTATCCTTCTGCTGGTCTACTTCCGTCTGTTACCACATAAAATCTGTTTATTGCCTCTTCACTTCCTAATAGTAAGTCATCTCTTAAATGAGGAAGTTCTAAAACATCGCCTGGCATAAGTTTTCTACCTAATGATTCTAACATGCTTTCAATATGAAAGTTCATAAACAAAGTATCATTTGCTAAAAACATACCAAATTGTGTTAGATCAAATGCATCATTATCGCCTAAGTTATATTGACCACGCATTTCATAAATGTCTTCACTATATTTTCTATCTCTATTTTCTAAAAATAGTAAATCTTGTATAAAGACTTCGCTGTCATTTGCAGAACTACTTGGTCTTGTAGGATCTCCATCATTAGGTGTTTCGTGTATTCCTAAATACTTATGAATATGTACACCTGTACCACCTGCGTAGATATGCTCACCCACAATACGATCTATGAACGTATAATCATTTGCTTTATTTGGATTCCATAAACTTATTCTTGGCATACTACTATTTATCAAGTTATCTGTTTCAAACTGATAAGTTTCTTTGCAACATTTATATTATTAGAACATGAATCCATACAAGTATAACAGTATTTTCCGTCTAAATTACCGTTCATACCTGCAGGTAAGTCCTTTTTAAATAAATCTGAATTTAAAATATTTTCAATTTTATTGTCCTTACTTAAAACATTATTATAGTTTCCATACATTTCATTAATTTGTTTTTCACCGGTTTGTATTTTATTTGCATGGAAACAGCATGGAAATATACTGCCGTCTGCATTTAAAAATATTTCGTAAAAATCCCACTCTTCAGATATACTAAAGCAATCTATATCAATATTGTAATTATTTTTACTTATATACTTTTGTATAAGAGCATCGTCATATATATCTGGTGATGTAAACTTACTATTTTCCTGCATAAAAGGTACATGATTGTCTATTAAATTCTAT